ACCCAAAAAGATACCCAAAAGCACCCAAGAGAACTTCCCGAGTGATTGGTTTACAAGCCCGTCGTTGGTAGGGCGAGTTGTCCGGTGGATCAATGCCACAGCGCAGCAGCCTCAGCCGACGTTTGCTCTGGCCAATACGCTGGTGATGTTCGGTGCGATCTTTGGGCGGCGATATGCCATGGCCCATCTGAACACTCGTTGCAACCTGTTTGCGATTGCCGTTGCCAAACCCGGTGCCGGTAAAGATCACAGCCGACAGCGCGTCAAAGAACTGATGAATGCGGCTGGCTTGCATCCGTTGATCTGCGGTGATCGCTTTAGCTCCGGTGTTGCCATCCTTCGCACGCTCTTCGACTTCCCGTCGCGTATCAGCCACCTTGACGAAATGGGCTTGTACCTTCAGAGCCTGACTGCTAAGAACGCTGCAAGTCACCAGCGCGACATCATTAAGACGTTGCTTGAGGTGTACTCCAGTAGCAGCGGTATGTATCACGGTCAGGAATATGCAGACTCTCGCGACCGCGTTCGTCTCGACATCAATCAGCCCAACTTCAACTTCTTCGGAACCACGACTCCGAGGACGCTGATCCCGGCGCTGAACCACGACATGGTGGACAACGGTACGCTCTCGCGCATCTTGATGATCCCGCCATTCGAGGATTATCCCGAGACGCAAATCCCGGTATCAGAACCACCGCCGGAAGACATCGTTAAAGACATGATGGACTCTTACAACGTCGTTCCCGCTGGCATCGGCAACCTTGCCAATCAGCCGCTACTGCCTAATAGCGCCGTTGTTCCGATGATCGTGCATTGGGAAGACAAAGCGTTCGAGGAGTACCAAGCGGTTCGTAATTGGCAGTTGAATCAGTCTCGTGGCGACGATGCCCTCTGGGTGCGCTATGCCGAAATCACCGTGAAGATTTCCATGATCGAAGCCATAGCCCGTGACCCCATATCGCCCACGGTGACGTTTGAAATCTTCAAGATGGCAAATGATCTGGCTCGTTGGTCGTTTAACTACACGGCAAACTTGTTAGTGCAGGAAGTTGCAGAGAACGAAACGGAAGCCTCGCACAAGCGCATCCTGAACTTCATCCGCAAGCAGGGAGAAGCCGGAGCCAGCAGTACTCAGTTGGCCAAGTCCATGCAGGGTATGAAAGCCCGCGACCGAAACGAGATTCTCCAGACGCTGCTGGAAGCCGGGGATGTCGTCGAGGAAGTCGTTACGAAGGATGGGCCGGGTCGTAGCCGCAGAATCTACAGAGTACGCAGGTAAAAAAATGCCCCGGCGGAGCAGAGCTACAACACCGGGGCCAACTCACTAAGGAGATAGCACAGGGGGATCTTATCCCCTTGGATCTTTTCCTGCAAGCCATTTCATATACCAGATAGCCTTTTTAGCCTCCTGCTGGGGGGCATCTTTCTCCCCAAGCCGCCAGAGGTAAGCCATCGCGCTGCCTTTGCAATAGCCCCGGAACTCCTCTGGAGTCAGACAGGATCGCAAGGCGTCGATGCACTCAATATCACCCCTCTGGTAGTGACTCGGGTTTATTGGATCGCTTGGACTTTTTGGCCTTTCGTTTGGCGTGACTAAGCTTTGCCATGCGCTGATAGTGTTCGCGAGATCTTCGCTTCTTATCTCCTGAAGCAGCGCTTCCACCTCGGCTTCCGATACTCGCCAAATATTCTCTGACTGCATTTTTAACCTCTGACATTTCTAAGTAACTCCAATTCATTTTTCAAAGTTTTAATCTCTAGCGCCAATACGCCAGCCTCAAAGTGCAAACCGGCTTGCCGGATCACAGCAAGCGCCTGCTCGACCTTGACGCCTTGTGAATACTTCCACGGCATCCGCTCCATCTCGGACTTCCACGCGCCCGGAGGCGATACGTTGTCAACGGTCATAGTTCGCTCCTGACTTTTTCAATAACGTTATCCCAAGGCGCAATCATGTTGTCCCTCGGATAGATCTTCACGCTCGGGTACCAAAGGCTATAGTCGCCGTCCTTGTTACCCCAGTACCAAAGTTTGTTGGCGTCCATCAATTTGACAGGCGTACCCACGGCTCCGGCTATGTGCACCGTGCTGCTACTGATGGCAACGATCAGATCACAAGCCGCACACGCTGCCGCTACGCCTTCAATGTCCTTCAACAGATCAACGCTGGTAGTCACGATGTTCGTGCCGTGATTCTGATTGAAGTGCTCGACCGCTACCTTCGAGGAACCATATTGCAGGTTCAGGAATTTGTATCCGGGGATCTTCAGAATCGGCAGAAGCTGCTCAAGGTTCACGCTCTTATGCGGCCCGATCTTGATGGCGCTGCTGACCCATGAGAGTCCGATAACGCGATCTATAGGATCAACCCCGGCTTCGGATCTAATGGCTTCGACTCGGGCTGGATCAGGCTTGAGATATTCCCGCGCAGCATACTTGGCGATGTCATCGACCGATTCGATGAAGCAAGAGCCAAGGCTCGCAAACGGGATGTGAGCGTCATAAGAGTCTGAGCGCACTTTTTCGAGATGCGAAATGAATTCAATGTCCGGCATTGACCGACTGAAGATACTGATCAAGCGCGGATCTACCATCGCCGTGACTTTCTCAACGCGTTTTTTGAGCGCAGGTAAAAGCGAGCCGTAAATGATTTGATCACCGATGCCCTGCTCGCCCCACACCAAGACAGCCTTGGCGTCGGAGCCAATAGTCCACTGCGGCTTCTGGGTTAGTAACGGACGGCTCTTAAACCGGTCACTCTTCCACCGCGTGTCATACAACGGCCAGCCTTCTTTGAAGCCCCCTTGCTGCAACAGCAGCAGCCCCAGTATCCACTGCGCGTTAGCGTGGGTCGGGTCAATCTTGTTGGCTTCGCGGAAGTTAGCAAGCGCCTCATTCCACCGCCTCATTTCCCATTGCGATGCCCCTCGCTGAATATAAGCGTGCAAATACTCAGGCTTAACCTTAATTGCGAGGTCAAAATCTGCAATCGCTGCGTCGTACTTCTGCTGCTCTGACTTCACGATGCCACGGTTGACTAAATCATCCGCATTCAAAGCGCCACGCTTCTCAGCAGCGTCATAGTACTTCTCAGACTCAGCAAACTCTCGCTGGATCTGAAGCAGTCTTGCCTTAGCGCGGTAGGCCACGATGTCTTTCGGATTAAGAGAGATAGCTACGTTGCAAAGGTCAAGCGCCTCGGCGTACTTTCCAGCCTGAAAAGCCTCTTCAATCTTCTTGATTGCTTTGGCGTGTTTAGTGTGCTTGCTCATAACGTCGATGCCACCGCCATCCATTCCTTGCCGTACTCAACGTGAGTCCAGTCCTCAAACCACGGGCCACCACGAGTCATGTGGACTGCAATCGGATTGGGGCAGTCGTTCTTGGTGTACCAACCTTCTAAGTAGTTATACGCAATCGGCAAGCGCCCGATCACATCGTCGGTTAGCCACTGAAACCTATGAAGATACATGCCCGTAGTAAGATTCACAATCTCTGGCGTAAGTCTTTTAACTTGTTCATGCTCGCAGTTAATGAACATGAAACTTGACCAGTTCTTGCGGGGATATTGATGCTGCGCCTTGTTGTCCATTTTGACCGATTCGGTCGGCCTGTAGTCGTGCGGTACCACGAAGCACGCTTTTGCCCCGTCGGCGTAGTCAAGCAGTCCCGCGATGTCCCCCCGGAAAAGAAAATCGCAGTCGCAAAACAAGGCCCAGCCGGAATACCCCGCGAGGTATGGAGTCAGAAACCGCGTGAAGCTGAACTCCGTAGACGCGAGCGGATCGACCCCACGCCAATAAGTACCATCCTTACGCAACTCGTCCTGCTTTATGGGAGTAATTTCGAGCGGGATTGAGGAGTGTAATTCCAGCGACTTCTTCGCCACCTGATAGGCGATGTCTTCTCGCGAGTCGTAGCCAATAAAGACTTTAAGCATGGAGGAACGCCTCCTTACGGGCTGCGCCTTTGTAGTGGAGAATGCGGGGAACGTGTCCCCCAGTAGAACGCTCCGGTAAACACGCATATTCACTTTCTTCCATTTCGCCAACGAGGTGCGTATACAGCATGTGCGAGTACACCTTCAGCGCCTCCTGATCGCCGTACCACGAGCGCAGGTTCTGATCCATGAAGCCCATCAGCAGCGTCATACATTTCCATGCATGGTAGTTGCTCGTGACGGTCGCGCAGCCAAGGTAGGGGTACAGCGTGCCAAGCGGGATGCCGTGGTACTTCTTAAAGACACCGCCTCGTTGCTCGCCGTTAAAGCCCGCATCGCGATCAAATGACCGACGGCAAAAGATGACTTCCCTTTCGCCCAGTAGCGCCTTCGGATCAACCGGCAGCACGAACAGCATGTCGGTGTCGATGTACATCGCCGGTCGAGTCAGTCGCGCTTCGGCAAAAGCCCTCGTGCGCCAGTACATGATCTGGTTCGCATCGCCCTTGCTGTACTTGTAGTCATCGACGCCTTCGACCTTCGGCGTAGCATCATCTGTGCACATGATGACTTCGGCATCGGGCATCACGGCCTTCAGAGACAAAACCATCTTTGTCGGGAAGGTAACGTCAGCGCCAACATGAAAAAAGACGAAGGTGCTCACAATTGATTTTCCTTCATAGATTCGTCCTTGTTACGCATCTCCAACATGGCATCGGCCATCCTGTAAGCATCAGCGGCAAGCTCCCAACGGTTGTGGAAGCTCCCTCCGTTGCCAGATAACATCGCTTGCATCGCAAAGACTGCGAACAAATCTCGGGGGGTTAGTTCGGAAGTGGAATCTAAAGAGTCGCTCACAGGTCATCTCCCAATGGGTCTTTTATCATTACGACAGAAGCCTCAGCCGGGACTTCGGCGTAGCGGGTAATTAGGTTCGCGGCACGTTGGAGCGTCTGCTCTCGAATCAGCACGGCCAGCTTGCAAATAATCTGCGCGTTGTTCTTTGTAGCCGCAGGGGAGAGAGCATCAAACTCCCGCGCTGTCTTCTCGACGAAGTTCCAGTCGAAGTGCTCTAGCTGTCCCTCGGGGCTGATCTTGCACCAGACCTCTTCATTGGTCTTGGTCTCTGGGTGTGCGAGTGAGTCGAAGTCAACGTCGCTTGAAATGGTGTCGCTCATGCTTCCGCCTTTTTGATAACCAACATTTGGGGGTAGTAATGAAACTCATGCAGCCCGTTGCGGGCATCGCAGTTCTGCATCAATCCATCCATCATGTGAATGATAGTCATTCGGTCGTTGACCGCTGCCGGATTGAAGTGCTGCCGGAATTGATCCGTGTATGCAGGGTTATAGGTACACCGCAGGTCTTCGATGATGTAGTACCCGCCCGGTCGCACCCAACCCCAGCAGTTGCGGAACATGGCGACAATTTCTTCGGCAATGTGGCTCGCGTCATCAATGAAGATGTCGTACAACCCTTCGGGTTCTGACATGGTTGCCGGGTCGCCAATCACGATCTCGACCTGATCGCGTATGTCCTCGCAAAGTTTCGCGCAGTCCGGTCGGATGTCGTAGCCGGTAATGTGACTCGACGGCAAGTAGTGCGCCCACATCCGGAGTGATGCGCCACACGCAACACCGGCCTCGGCTATGTCAAACATGCAGTCCGCTCGGGGCACACCTTCGAGGCGGCACAGATCGTCAATAATCCGCTCGTAGTGCTTCGTGTAGTTGTGCTTGATTCGTCCCTTGTCGCTGCCGTACAGGTCAGCCAAGCCGGTCAAGGATAGATCCTGCGGGTTCACTTCACCAAAGTGCGGGACGTATTCTTCGGGGGCTACGGTGTCCAAGTAGCGGCGCACACCGCCTCTGGCAAAGGGATCGTTCATAGCAGTTCTCCCTGCGGGCTAGGCGGAATCGACTGTTGGCGTGGCATATACCGTGGCCTTGCGGCTCCATCTGTTCGCCCCAAAATCTTGCTGCGTCCCGCTCGGCTCATGCTCATGGTCTGGAGTTTGTCAAAGTCGAGGTCGAGCATGTCGCAGATCCAACGCATCGAACCAACGTCAGATCGCTTCGAGAAAATCCAGTTGTAAGCAGAGCCACGCCCCTCGGAATAGTCGGCGTCTTTGATCGCTTGCCACAACACCGCTGCCCATAGGCGTCGGACTCCAGAGTCATCTAATTCAGGCTTCATGTGTAGTACCTAATCACCGTATCTAATGCGGCGATATGCCGCTCAAGCTCCGCAACGTCCTCGTCCTTGTCGTTGCTGAAGATGCCCAGTTTGTGCCCTGCCTTGCGGCGCTTGAGATCGGCACGCAGATGCTTGCGAACAGACAACAAATCAGCACGCACGATGGCGGTTATGCACTCGGATTGCAGTTCAACTTTCATCGCCGCTCCTGTAAGGAATTTTCCTTACCCTGTTTCCACAAGATGTAGTCGTACTGCTTAATCCCGCGATGCAAGGCAGTCCCGATCACGCTCTGGCGGATGCCCCACATTTCGGTCAGGTCTTTGTAGCGGATGCGCTTACCGCTCGCGTCGGCCTTCTTCTTTCGGTGCAGCAGCAGTTGATACTGCTCGAACGACAGCCGGATGTTGTAGCGCGAGGGCTTCGTGTAAACCTTCACAGCATCTTGCATACCGCGAATCCCGCTGCAAACCCAACGGCCAGAAGCAGAATCTCAATCACAATCATCTCGGCGCGATTGCGGACTGCCTCCATCTCAAGTTCGTCTACCTTGACTTCAAGCTCGGCCAGTTCTTTTTGCAGTCGAGCAGTTTCAGTTAATGCTTTCACCAGTAATACCCTCCGGTGCGTCGGCGTGAGCAAGCCCAGTTCGGAGCCGGTACATGCGCCCACTCTCGTCGAGCGTCAACCTTGCGTCGTTGCATCCAACCCAGAAACGTCATCCATAAATTCATTTGAGTCCGTCCTCCCGATCTCGTTTTCGAGCAAGCGTATTTCTCTTTGCTTTTCGAGTATCTGCTGCCAGAGCCAATCTATTTTTCGCACTCGGCTTTCGACCAAGCCAACTCGTGGGTCTGGCGGAATGTCTGCCTTGTTCGACTGCATCTCCTAACTCCTGTATCAATCGGCTAACAAACAACTTCATTTTGCGTTCGCGTCGTGTAGCCAACCATCGCTCTACTTCCTCGGCTTTTGTCTTACGATGACGTTTCGAGCGCAGGTAATGACACCGCCCCTTGTGTTCCGTTTGGCAATTCGGGCACAACACCACCGGCTTCGGCGGCAGTCCCCAGTCCTGTCGAAAGTCCCTCATCGTCCACCTCGTCAAATGCTTCGCTGCCGCAGAACGGGCATACTTCGATGTCGAAATAGCTCACCGAAACATAACCGTGCGCGTCATAGGCATCCCATGATTCGTTTCGGTCAGGCTCGTTAAACTCGGCATCACAGCGGTCGCAACGGTACACAGTTATCGCCCTCCGTATTCGGTTCAACCAACCCGCTACCACAATGCGGACAAACATCTATAGCCAATTCATGCGTCCCAATCGTCACGCTAAATTGGTGCTTGTCTTTCAAGATGCGGTACTCCGGTTCATCAAACGGTTTATGGCACTTGCCGCAGCGGTACTTCATACGAATAACCTCGCCACAAAATGGTTGAACATCTTCAGCGTTGCCTCGGCCTGTACCATGCTCTGCTGCACCGCCTCCTGCGCGGCCTTCTCTAACCCTTGCTGCACCTCGGCATACTCCCGATAGGCGCGATCCAGTTCCTGATTCTCTTGCTCGTTATCCATGTGCTCTCCTATATAGAGTGCTATTGAAACAACCGGCTTGCCCACCTTACGCCCCGCCGGTATAGAGCGCAAGCCCCTTGAAGTTGAAACTCCGCTGCCGTGGGGGTAGGCTACGGGTATGAAAGCCGCTGACTTCATGGGATTACTGTTTTTGGCGCGGGATGTTGCCCATTCCGTTCACCTCAACACACGTTCTTATGCCGTTCACAAGGCCACCCAAAAGTTCTATGAGGGTCTGCCAGAGTTAGCGGATACGTTCGCGGAAGCCCATCAAGCAGTTCACGGTCTAATGGGGGCAGTCACCCTCCAATCGGCTGACAAAAACCGCGACCTCGTAGAGTTTCTGGAAGATCAGGTCGAAAAGATTCAACAAGGTCGGTATGAGTTTTGCGACCGTGACCATACAGCCATCCAGAACATCATCGACGAGATCGTGGGACATTACTTGTCGGCCATTTATAAGCTGAAGTTCCTGTCGTAATTACTGCGCGGTTAGTTGCAGCAACTTAATCGGAACCAACAGCGCCGCCTTGCCGTCCGGTGTCCTCGGGTAGATCAGAATGTGATCCGATGTACCCAAAAGCATTGCATTAGCGACACCCTTTTCCACACCCTCGAAGTCATCTAACACGATCACCGTCTTGGGGTGCGAGAGTTTCTCCATCAGCAGCCTATCGGCCTCGCTAACACGGCCATCAATAAAGAACATATCCACACGGCCACCAAACTCGGCAGAGAGCATCTTGTTGAACATCTCGACCGATGACTCGCGGGGATGGCGAATGATGGGAGGGGAGCGCGGCGGCATCTCGGGCAACGGAATATCGTTACTCGCATCGCAGGTATAGATCATCGCCATTTCGCCCGCCCCTACCGCTAGGGCATACGTCGAGCGGCCAATGAATGTACCCACCTCGGCAATCACTCGCGGCTTGAAGTAGTGGCAGATGGCTATCAAGTCCACCATGTCCCACTCGTTCAACGAGCCGGTGTTGTAGTCGGCGTACTTCCGCAGCCGGTCGAATTGATCCGTAGTCGGCAAGTCGTACTCGGGCAGACTTTGAGCGTCCATCAACTCCCAAAACAGTTTCGACACCATGCGTCGGTTCAGTTGTAGCGGGTTCATAAGTGCTTCCTCAAGATGAATACCAGTAGCGCAAACACAAGCAGCCCGTAGGCCATCATTTCCGCAATCGCGTAGTCGGTCGGGGTCATGCGTTCACCTCGTCCTCGTGAGTTGCAGCGCAATAGTCAGCCACCCCGCAGTCGTAGCCGCGCCTGTAGTAGTGCTTGCTCTCATCGTCGTACAGGTCAGCCGCGCTTTCCTCATTGCCGTATAGCCGCCCGTCGTGATAGCCCCGCGCAAACCAGTAAAGTTCCTTTGTCTCAGTCATGCCGCTTCCCCTTCTGCCATCTCGCGCAAAGCCCGTTTCTTGCATCGCTCAACATCCAACTCACTCAATCTAGCCGCCAATTGAGTAGCCACCTTGATTGCAGCATTAGTGTCGGACTCTGTTGGAGCCGTAATAGCCAGTTTGAGAGCCAATACAAGCGCGTCTTGATCGTTGGTGAGTGTCATGCTGCACCCAATACAGGCAACGTGTCGCTCTCAGGGTAGGTCGTGAACAAAGCCCCCGCCCCATTGCCTTCATCGTCCATGCTAGGCCATACCAGATGCCCGTTATCCAACTCAAAAACGACAGAGCGCGTATGCCATCCCAAGCGTTTTGCTTCTTCGTTGTCAAGGTATCTAGCAGCCACAATAGTGCGACCAACTAGTGCGGTTTGAGCCACTTGCGTCCAATGCTCGTTAGGGTTCTGAATGATGTTAGGGTTGCTCACGGCAGTACCTCCTCGGGGTAAAGATGATCGGCGGCATATTCCAACGTGTCCCAAGTGATCCCAATAGTCGCGTCGTGCTTGTCTTTGACAAACTCCAACACCTCCATTGCTTGCTCATCGTCCAAGTCAGGGCGAACGTCTTTAACATCGTCGATGCACCACTCAATAAAGATGCTGTGCTTGTTAGCCGCGCCGCCTTCAAAAGCTTCTATAGCGTTCTTCAAGGTATAAACGTCAATCTCGTTGCCGCGCTCCAGTTCCTCGTTGATGTAGTCGGCCAGATAGTTGGCTAAATTGTTCGTTTTCATTGTGCTTCTTCCTCTGCTAGTGCGTGATCCTGTTCAACGTAATCCAAAGCGCAGGAATACATTTGATCCCGCATGATTTCGTCGCTCGCGTAATACAAGATGAAGTTTTCGATTGTGTCGAGTGCTTCGCGTTGCTTGTTGTTCATGCTGCTATCTCCTTAATCTTCAATGTTTCTTGCTCGTAACGCTCGTCTCCATCCGGTAGCACCGAAAACTGTTCATGTGCTTCGACGTAAGCATCGCCCTCGTTTTCAGCCTGTACCATGAGCGTCTTATAGACCGTCGCCTTGATAGTGACTGCATAGGTTTTCATGCTGCCACCTCCTGCCCGCCGCTCACAATCACGGCATCGTTTACCCATACCGCAGCCGCTTCGTACCGCTGCTCCATGTTCATGCAAGCATTGGTTAAACGGTCGATGATTTCATCTGCCGCATCTGAATTAACATCGTCGATGCCGTCAAATTCCAAGCAGATAGTTACTTGTAGTGCTTTGTTCATTGGTGCTTACCCCTTTAATTCTTCTACTTCAAATGCTGTAAAAGCCGTTACGTCTCCGTATCTAACGCAAGACTCCATGTATGAGAGCAACCACTCCCACACTTCGGCTTCGGTGTCAGCTTCGATAACGTCGTTAAACTTGATTCGGAATTGCTTGCTAGGTTCGTTGTTCATGCTGCCGCTCCTTCAACGTGTCCCTTTAACTTTGGCAAGTCGTTTTCCACCGTTACCCAGTACCCGCCAAAGCATTTGAATTGCATTTGAGAGCCAGATACGTCTATTAGCACCACCCCACCGTCGCCATGCGAATCGGCTTCGGTCTGGATACCTTTTGCGTTCCACAACCCAAAAGACAAGTTTCCTTGATTGCCGTCGATGCACTCCTGCACCAATCGCGCAGCCGTATATTCCAAATCCCCGCGACGATCCCCCATGCGATCCCGCAGCCTCGCGCAAATCTGCCGCACTTGATCCCCCGCCCAATGGCAATACACCACCGGAGAGAATTCATTGCCGCGTACCACTTGAAACAATACTCGCTCGCCCATGTGCGCTATCTCCTTTATGCGTTAAGTGCTTGTGAGACTTGGCGGGACTTCATGCGAAATGCCATCCCGTCGCTAACACGAACAACATCCCAACCCCGCCGCCCCAAGGGAATACGCAACTGGTATTGAGTGCCGCCGTAATTCACGGTCATGCCAGAAACAGGCTTCGGGGTAGACTTCTTGCGTTCCCAATGAGCGCGGACTTTCTTACGCCACTCCGCAGAAGCTTCGTTGAGGGGTTCCGTTGCTGTATCAATTAGGCGCAGGGGGCAGTCGTAATAG